AAGCTTTACAGCACTGGCGGCAGCTTTCCCTGCCTTACCTAGTAAAGCAGCCTCGCCTGTGCCCGCTAATGCGCTACCAGCAAAGCCTACAACCTCACCGGCTAAGTGGGTGCCGGGGTTAGCAGCTTCTCGAGCGCGGATATCGGCAGGGTTAACCCCAAAGCCACGCTCAGCGGCGGTAGCCAAAGTGCTGCCCACAACGCCCGAAGCGACGCCCTCAAGTCCGGCAATAGCTTGCTGCCCCGCAGCGCCATATTTCTTCTGTTGAAAGTGATTTTCAACCTGTTGCTGTGGCGCGTGAGAGTATCCAAGCTGTAACGCTTGCTCCAGACTCTCCTGGGGGATAGAGACGAGGTCTCCTTCGGGGGTAATTACGTTAACATCTGAAGATTGTTGATCAATTGGATCGGGAGTATAGGGGTCAATAACATCGGTAGGAGCAGCATCGGTAGGAGCGGCATCATAAGGAATTAAGGTTCCATTGTCTCCTGGTTGACTGCCTACAACCCCGCCGCCATTCGCGTAGCCAACCATACCGCCTGATGCAAAGTTAGCAAATCCTTTTTTGCGTAGAGCATTTTTAAGCTTAGGGGTGAGCTTGATGCCCCAAACTTCCGCCGTCTTGCCTTCTCCAGTTCCTACTCGTACCTTCTCTACTGTAATGCTAGAGTCAAATTGATTAATTAACCGTTTAATAATTCCAGGGTATTTTTTATCATACGCAAATTTTTGCCCCTCATGTCCTTCTTTGGGAGTACTGTTAATCCTGGCGGAAATTTCGCCCGTATTCCAGGTCAGGTAATCCTTGTCTTGATCAACAGCTTTTTGCAAAGACCGCTTGAAGCCATGGTCTTCCCAACCTTTAGCCATGATCATTTCAGGAATACCGGAAGGGTTTTCTTGGTGAAGTTTATAGGATTGGATATCTGCCAGCTTTTGCATGTCCTGGGGGTTAAATACTCCCGCTTGCTCCGCTTGCGACAAGGCCGAAGTGCGGTCTGTGAGGTTGTGCTTACGCATGTATTCGTCAAGTTGACCTTGCATCTTAGCTAAGTGCGCATCTTGTACTTCCTGCCCAAATACAATACCTGTGTAAGGCTTGGCGGCTTCACCCACATAGCCGACCTTCCGCGCCTCTTGATGCCCGTCTGACTGGATCTCTTCTACGTGCAAAGATTTACCAACGCCCGGAAGGTCGCGCTCGGTAGTGCGTGCGTGCACAAAGATATTGGGCTGGCGGTTGCCAAAATGGGAACCCTTGTATTCACCAGAAATGTTTTCAAGAGATAGTCTTAAATCTGCAGTATCCTTGCGTAATTTGACGCGTTTGTCCCGATTAAGCTCCGCCGCAAGATCTCTTTGAGCATCAAGTGTTTCTAATTGAGCAACCGACGACTCCTGCGACGCCTCAACCGCGTCGCGTAGGATTTCATCTTTTTTTGCCTCATACCCGCTGTTTATACCGTCGAGTTCGCCCTCAAGTTCCTCAAGTTGGGCTTCTTTTTGAGAAATAGTTAACTTAGCAGTGCGCTTCCAAGGGGGGACAACCGCATCATAGGCTTTTACAACCTCTTTATCCTCTACTTTTGCGGAGTCGCGTAAGGTATCGACGTACTCTGCCATTTCCGGACTGTGCGTATCGACCCCTTTTAGGGTAAGAGAGTCTTCAGTCTTAGCTACTACGCTGCGGAAGTCCTTCTCTGCTCGCTCCGCCGTAAATGAAGTCTTGCTTGGGCCGGTAAAGAGGTCCTCACGGTAATTTTCTCCCCCCTCTAACGTGTAATTTTTATATTTAGTTTTCCCGCTAAGGGGCGCCTCTGCCCTTTTGAGCGCCCCATCGGGGAGACTTTTGGCGGGAGGGGCTAAGTCGGGGTTTTCCTCTAAAGCCCGTTCCCAAGCCTCCCGGCGCACTTGCACGCCGTGAGCTTCAATAAAGGGCGCCGCTACGTTGGCGGTGTCTTGATCAGAAAGCTCAAAGCCCTCTTCCCAGTTATCTATAATATCATTTAAAACGCTTTGCGCTTCGTCTTCAGTACCAAACTCTAAGCTGCCGGTGTGTGATTTACGGCGTTGCCCGTACCCCGTAGTAAACTCTTCATCCCCTAAATCTAAAACGTATTTAGTAGAGCCTCCGCGCGTTTCTACGGGCTCAACTTTAAACCTGTTTATCGGATTGTCGGAGTGTTCGGACCTGAGGGTGTCTCGGTACTCCATCCACGCCTCATCAAAGTCATCTTTATCTTCTAAGTTATCCCACGATCTAGCTATGTCCCTGTCGGATATTTCAAAATCCTCCGGAATGCCTGCATCGTCAAACTTCTCAATTTTATCGCCATAAGAGTGTTTTTCAATATTGGGGCGATTATTTTTAACAAACTCTTTTAGTTCTTCGGGGGTTACGGTTTTTTTACCTTTTAAAAATCCGTCCACCCCATAAACTTCTAGCTCGTCCGCAGTGACGCCGGCATTTTTGAGGGTAGCTTTAACATACTCACTGGGCATGGATTGACGGATTTTAGAATTAACCGTTTCCTCCAGTTTAGAGTACATAGGGACTTCAGGGGGAAGCTCTGGCATAAGGGCTTGAACACCTTTACGGCCTAGGTTACCTGACTCGTCTTCCATAAGCGCCGCAGCGCCTCTACCTATAGCCTTAGCCCCGGCCTTCACATAGGGCGCCGCAGCTTCTCCAGCACGCATAACACCCTTAGCCGCGAGGTCCGCGGGCAGTGCTACCAAGTCCTCTGGGCTAAACAGAGGATTCTCTAACGCCTCATCTTTAGGGTCAAAGTAAGCGGGGTTACGGGCGGGATAGGCTTGGCCTATCGTATTGGCCATATTTCGCTTTTGCATAGAGAGAAGGGCCTCTTCAATCGTAATAGGCTTAGCTCCATATTTAGGTTCAAAGTAAGCGGGGTTAGGGGCGGGATAGACTTGGTGGCCTATCGTATTGGCAATATCTCGCTTTTGCATAGAGAGAAGGGCCTCTTCAATCGTAGAAGGCTTAGCTCCATACACAGAGCCCCCTTCAATCGTAGTAGGCTTAGCTTCATACGTAGGGCCCCCTTTAATCGTAAAATGCTTAGCTCCATCCACAGAGCTTTCTTCAACCGTAGTAGGCTTAGCTCCATACGTAGCGCCTCCATCTGCGAACTTTTTCTTAGTTACCTTCATGGTAATACCTTTACTTTTGCTTTGGAGCGGATTTTACAATCTTAAGATTGCCGACACTATCATACCTGCCCGTACTCGATAAGTCAATACCCCATTTTTTTAATGCGGGGAAGTTAAGCTTTTCGTTAATAAGCTTGTTAGTCTGCCCCCTCTTCATGATGAGGGTTTCAGGGGTATCACCGGCCTGGGGGAAGAGGGTAGCAAGCATATGCGCGTCCTGCTCAGTAAAGCGCCCCGCCGTCTCTTTAGAGAGGGAGGCTACCACGGGGTCTCTAAGTGCGGCAATTTGCCGGGTTGATTGAAAAGGGCTAAGTGCTCGGTTACTCAGCGTATTAATCTCGGCAATCTTGTCAAAAGCACTTAGTACGTTGTCGCGCGCTTTATAAGAGGTTTGAGCTTCTTTCAGTTCTTTGGTAGCTCCCGCTTGCTCATGCTCCGGAACAACCATGCGGATAACTGACTCGGGGGCAATTTGCCCCTTAGACGCGCCAGAGAGTAAAGTCTTGCGCATCGCCATTTGGGAGACGATAGGGGCAGATTGAATTTCTAGTTGTCCCAAAGCTTTCAATAGGTTAGCTTTAGCCATAGGAGACTGTTGCTGGGCCGCCGCCTGCTTAAGCTGGTTGCCCAAGATGTCGGATTGCATAACCCTCGTCATGTCCATGGCGTCTCGCATGTTACCGAACTGTCTAAGGTTAGCGGATAGAAGGTTTTCTTTCTTTCCTAACTCCGATTTTTGAGCATTAATGTCATTGTCAATCTGTTGAGTCAAGAATTTAGCCGCAAGGTTTTCTTGATGCGCCATTGCAGACCCCATGCCAGAAGCAATAAGACCAAGAGCCGTAGAAATCTTAGAGGAAGTGCTCATGTTATTAACAAACCGATTGGGATCGATATGCTGGTTTTTAATGTCTGCCATTAGAGACTCACGCTCGGTATTCAGAACCTTTATATAAGTCTGAAACTCAGTAGCTTGCGTAGCTTGTATTGCCTGTTGGGTACCCAATAGCCGAGCCTGAGCCTGCCCTACGGCGGCCTCCGCACTAGACGCTTGCTGCAAACCCTTCTTTTCGCTCTCTAGCCCTTGATTATACGCCGCCTCATGCGCATTAAATCCGTAAGGGTCTGGTTGTGCTGGAGGGCTGCCCGGGGCTTGCGCTGGTTGAGCATTACCTTCCATTTGCATTGGGAAGGGCTGTTGCGCCTTACCTTCCATTTGCATTGGGGCCTGGTCACCGCTAAGGGCTTGCTCAGGAGAGATACCGTAGGGGAGGGCGCCGGGGTCAACTGCTACTTGCTGGCCCTGGGTCATCTCCTGCGGTGCTGCGGCGGCCCTAGCTTGGGACATAGCCCCGGCGTTAGGGTTAATCATATCATCTGGGATAAGGGGGGCTTTAATAGGGCCGTCGGGCGTACCTTCTGCAAACTTCTTAGGCGCAGCTTTATTTGCCGCGTTAACCTGTTGCATGTAAAGCTCTCTACCCTTCTTTTGGGCCTCAAGTGCAAGGTCGCGCATGGTCTTAGGGGCTTCAGCGGATTTTACCGTGCCCGCCGCCGTGCCTAATGAATGCTCAGAAAGGTCGTTAATGGCCTGTTGGTCGCCCTGAGAGGCGCTCCGAATCATGTTATCGGTCTTTTCAAGCCCTTTCCCCGTGACCATATTCTGTACGGGTTCAGAATTATAAGCTATTTGACCTAGCTTAGCAAAGCCCTGCCCTGCCGCTGCGGACTGTGGGTCCATATCAGAGGGGTCTGGAGATTCCTCTACGCCGCCGCCTGACTCGTACATCTCTTTACGTGCAACTTCCGGGCCGCCCTGTTGTACTGCGCCGCCCTGAGCCATAGCTTTAAGTTTACCATCGCCAATCATGGGCATGGCGGCTAGAGCGCCGCGTGTGGCGGGATGCAAAGACTTGTGGCTAACCACAACCTCATGTCCGTCATGGGTGCGCAACGTGGTAGTGTGGTCATCGGAAGCAATTTTCTTGATGCGCTTGAGGTTTATTTTCACTTTTTAAGTCCCTGCTTAGCGAGCACTGCAGCTACAAAGGTGGCGGCGGCGGCATGGGGGTTTTTAGACTGCAGGACAGAGTTGGGAATAACAATCCCCCCCTCTTGGAGCTTCTTTGGCACGGTGTCGTTGCGGTAGTCGTTACCAGGGTGCTTTGGCGTACCCGCAATCTTTTGTCCTGCGCTAAGGGGGGCTTTTTTACCCGAAGCTACTTTTTTGACTTCCGCTGGGGGGAGGTAGCGTTCACCGGGGGAGACAAGGGCGTCCACGGTGCCGCCGTGCGCAAGCTGAGGCTTACCTGAGAGATGGCGGCCTACAAAGGAGGCAGCGCCGACGGGTCCGCCCCCTGCGAAGTTCAAATTGGCGCCAAGGCTAGGGCCAGAAGGCGTAGTTTTAACCACGTTTGCGCCTAGTTGAGGCATCTTGAACATAGCGTCGGTAGACCCTGTATCAGACGATCCGCCCCCTCCCACGCCCTTGGCGAAAGCCCCCGCCGCAGCGCCCACGCCATTTAACAATCCGCCCGTTTGCTTAGCGTCTCGATCTGCCGCTAGCTGGTTGTTGGAGTTAACATTGCCCTTCGCCCCGGTAATCGCGTTGTTATAGTTACTCTGCGCCCCTAATAGCTGCCCCTGGTTGTTTTGGGCAAATTGATTAAAATTACCTACGGCGTTGGCTTGCTGCCCAACCTGTTGATTAGCCATGTTACCGGCAGCGCCAATAGCGTTAAGTGATTGATTTGCCTGAAGAGTTGCCCCTTGGCCTGCCGCATTCTGTTGAATGTTGGCGCCCTGCATGGCAGCTTGACGGGCAAGCATGCCTGAATTGGCGCTAGAGCCGCGCTGAGAGGCCATTAGAGCGGCCTGGTTGGCCACATTGGCGCCGGTTGCTTGGTTAAGCATGGCTTGCGCGGGATTAGGTCCAGTGCCGCTTGCTATGCCTTGTAGCTGGTTATAGACCTGACTTTGGTTACCAATGCCGTTTTGTGCGTTAAGTGCGTTAACAAACGCTTGTTGTTGCTCCAAACCGCTTTGCGTGGCGCCGTGGGCTTGGTTAAGCTGCCCCTGCGTAACGGGGCTAGTAATATCCGGCATTGTAGGGTCAGTTTCATCATCTTTCCCGCCAAACCACCCCATTAGGCCGCCAGCAAGGGCGCCGCCTACGGTGCCAATGGCGGTTCCGATGACAGGCATCGCGGCGGTGCCTATGGCGGCACCAGAGGCCGCCCCGGTTAACGCTCCCATGCCCGCGGATTTACCTTTACCCAAAATACACCTCAAATATGGATATAGTGCCCATTAACCTGTTGACCTAGAACTGCTAGTAGTTGTGTAGCTTTTCTTAGCTCCCACTACAAGATTTATGCCAGAAAGGGTAAGCCCTGCGCCCGGCTGGACACCAAAAGAGGCGTCGTAGTTTTCGGACACTGTGAGTTGGAAGCTTTCGACCTTTTGGGTTTCAAAAAAGATACGCCATTGCTCAGGGTCCGGGATACCCCCGTAAGTGTCTTCTGCGCCATAAGGGCCAGGCGCGTCGCCATAGTTGGGGGTGAAGTTGTCGGGGTGGATTACAACCGTCTGCAATACACTGTTAATATAATTAATCGCGATACCCACGGTAAGCGTGTGGGGAGTGATGTACCGGCCTAGGAGTTGGAAGAAATATGCCCGCTCTAGGCCCTGTAAGCCTGCCAAAGAGAACCATCCGGTTTTAAACGACAATAGGACAGGTTTAGAGCCGTCCAGGTATTTACCGGGGCTCTCCTGAAACACACGGGAAAATTGATCCACATACGTGTGAAGGTTTTGAAACATCGTGCCAGACTCGGCAGGCAGGTTAGTAAAGGTGCCCCAGAGCCCATAAAAGTAGTCGTACATTAACATGGTACCATCTGCAAGGGAGAAGCGTACTTGATTGTCTTTAGATACGTTAACCGCTGATATGATCTTAATATTGTTGTACTTTTCTACGTTTGAGCCAATATAGGTTGTAGACAAGTCTCGCCCTAGTAGCCAAATTCCTTTGTCAGACTGAAACATGAGGCCGTTGGGGATTAAAACCAAGCTTTGAGGGTTAGCGCAGCCTACGGTGGCCGATATGATAACAGGATCAGAAAAGTCATTCTGCGCCCCAGTGTTATCTGGCCCGCTGCCGGTAACGTAATAAGCGGCTTGAGACTTGAATACAATTAGCTTGTCATCCAAAGCCGCGAGCACCTTAGCCCCCCCAGTGTTAGCTTGGCTTCCTTGACTAGGAGAGGCGAAAATAGTGAACAAATCCGAAGTCTCTACGGGTACAGCCTCAATTACCTGCTTAGAAAACCAGATAACATTTTCGTCCTCTGCATCGATAAGAAACAGGCGGCTTTTAAACAGACACATATGGGTGCAGGCAGGGGCCGCTACGTTTTCAATAACCCCCCCAGTAGTGTAGATTAACTGGTTACCCAAGATACTTGAGTCTGCCTGTGTGTCTAGGTAGGTAATTGAGTCTACCGTAGGATCGTTCATTAGGGGCGCGGTAATAGACGTAACTTGATAGTAAGCCTGTTGGGCAACGCTCCAGCGGTAGACCACAATGCGCACTTCTTTTTTTTGCGTGACTCGGAGTGTCGGAATGATTAGGGTGACCGAAGAACCTCCTAGAGTTGCCTCCTGGGGGATGCTAGGGGCCGAACGGTGCAAATTACCCTGCGCGTCTGTCCATTCGTATGTGACTTGGTAATAGTACTGTTGGGCAGACATACTGCCCCCGCCGCCTGGGGTAAGTGTGATGCCTTCGGGGTACAGTAAAAACCCGTGCTCAACAGGGGCGCCGCCGTCGTACATAGTAAGGTAACCCCCCGATAGATGAAGGTTATTTGCTATCTCAGAGGAGGCCAAAGGCACCGTATTGACATCAAATTGTACAACATTTACGCCGGTTTGGGAGTAAATGCCCGGGGTAGAGGTGCCTTGGCTTTTGTTAGCTGCGGTAGTTAAGTCTTTGTATAGATAGGAAACATAAGCTTTAGAGCCATAGATGGACACTGTGGGCAGGGTGCGTGCAGGCTCAATGCCCGCGTTTTGATATGCCAGTTTAGCCACTACTTTACCTGTTGAGAGGTCCAAAAGGAAGTAAGTGGGCTGATAGGTGTTGTTGTACTGGGTAAGGACGTAAGGGGTTTCTGACACAACGAACATTTCGGAAGCAAGCCCTAGCCCCCGAGCTACAATTACAGGGGTACCAATAACCCCCAAAGACGTTATGGTGTTAGTTAAAATATGATCCAGAGTAGGAGGGGCAGGGAGCGACTGAATGCGTTGCCCGTAAGCTAGAGTCAGTACCCCGTTAGCCGCTTGTCCGGTCATAGAGGGTACGGCGTTGGCTGGGGAGTCTAATAGCGTAGGAGCGAGTTGGGAAATAAGCGTTGCCGAGTACATTGCGGCGTATACCGTTGGGCCAGCTTTGGCAAAGGCGAGCCAAATGTCGGGAGTTGACCCTGTACTGTCTGCGGCTAACGAGATGACAGTAGGGACTTGACCAGCTAGGATTACCGTGTTGGACAACCCCAGTGTGCTGGAGAGGTAAACCAAGCGAATAGTGCTGCTACTTGCTTTATAAGCAACGTAGAGGGTGTTATTGGCTACCACAACGTCATATGGGGCCGTTAGGCCGGTTATTTGTGTGGCCATGGTTACGGGTAGTGTTGGACTTGTAGGGTTACTAATAGGTACCGCAATATATTGAAGGCGGGGGCTACCAGAAACGGTAACCACGAAAGTTATTACAAAATACCTGTTTAATATCGATACTTTAGGCTGCACGGCGGTGGCGGGCAAATCTATGGCAGCCACTACAATTTGTGAGTTGATACTGTCTACTATCTGGTACGCGGAACCGCCAAAAGATGACTCCCAAGCAACACAAGAGAGGCCCCCGAGCGTAGTGGCGCTATCTTGGTTAGTTAGAGACGCACCGCTGCGTCCTACAGGCTGTACAGAAAGGTTTACAGAAGTAAGCAGGCCCTTATTGTACCAAGTCTTGATCTCAGGTACATAAGCGTATAGAGAGGCCCCAATCGCTGTTAACGAGGTTTTAAACGTGGTGACAGTATTGATTAAGAGGTCTGGAATGGGCGCAAGCTCAACAAAGCCGTTACGTTTAGCCAACAGCTTGCTTGTGTTAAATAGACAGTTAGATAGTTCAAGCATCTCACCAGGGGTTATTTGCCAAGGGTCGGTCTTGGTGTTTACCCCTTGAGTAAAGTTAAGGCTGAGGTTGCTTTTAGTAATGGCCATTAGATTTTGATGATTTTATTAACAGCCATATAAGGCTGAATGTTGTTATGCCCAACGCCGCCGCCAGTTGGATCAATAGTAACGTGTGTATTAGAGGTAATATTTGGCGCGTTATTGCCACCATTTTGGGAACCAATGGCGCTGATCAGCGGAAGATTATTAGCGTTATTTTGTGTAAGATTAATATTGTGGGTGTGTCCCGGACCGTCGGTATGGCTATGCGCGGGCATTTCTGAAATAGTTAATGTGTGGGCATATGCTCCGCCTGTAGTGGCTAGTCCCCCCAAAGCGCCCGGCGCTCCTGCGGTAACCAGCCCGTTTAAGTTGGGCAAATTAAAGGTGCTAACCCCGTCGCCGGGACCATAAATGGTGTTGATAGCCGCAAAAAGGGCAGCGTACACCGTGCGGGACACGGCGGTGCCGTCTGTTGACAACCAACCGGCAGGAACAGTAGCGCCCATATAGTCCATAACTACGCCAGGAGGGAGGTAGCTTTGGAGAGCGTCTTGGGTAGTCATCGCCCCCGTGTTATCCATAAGCAGCGTGCTAGTTACTCCAGGGATAACAGGCAACGTAATAGTAGAGTCTGCCGCCATTCCTACCGGGGGGGCAAGCGTTAGGCCAAAGGAACCTATGGTGTTATTCCTTAGAATAAGGCTACCAATGTCCATATTGGCAGAGATGTTAGCCGCAGATTGCCACACATAAGCCGCGGAAAGGGCTACGTAAGAGGCGGACGCTGGAGCTATTAGGCCAGAGATGGACCCTGGAGTACCCACTACTCCGCCAAATTGGGTAATGCGCACCGGGTTACCGGACAGATCGTTAAAATAAAGGTCAACTCCGTTAACGTAAATAGAAGCCAGGTCTGGAATAGGCGCGCCCTGGGACAAAAACTGCACCGACCTAGTTAGCGTGAGGTTATTGGCGTTTAAAGGCAGATCGGCGGAAATGTTAAGGCCCGACGGAGTAATTTTTACCCCTGAGCCCGGCGTGTGGTCATGACCATCAATCTTAGCCATGCAGGCATTGAGCAAGTCCGCCCACTCCGGACCAGGGGCTACGCCGGTTACAGGGACCGGAAGCTGCATATTAGGGCTAAGGCTAAAGTCTGCCATTTAAAACACCATTAGGGATAAAGTAACCGGCGCAGAGGCTACTAGGATTAGGGTCTTGTCGGGCATAGTATTGACCGTTTGATTGTCATGTATGTCCGAAGCGGCGCTTTTTAGGGTGACCACATAACCCACTAGCTTGCGGCCTAGTTTGTGGTTAATTACGTTGCTTCCAGACACAAGCTTTAAGTCTGACAACATAACGTAATCGGACATGGGGGCAGCCAAAAGGTTATCTAGGATAGCCTTCCATTGACTCTGGAGCATCGATAACGTGCGGTCTACGTTTTGAATGGTAGGGAGTTGTTTAGCCATTACCAGCCTGCCCCAAACCCACTACCCGCGCCCGAATTCCCGCCGTTTCGATTGCGGGTATCCGAGATAGTATCGGCTTGACCTGCGTCTCTGTTCATAGACGACGCCTCAATACGTTTGATCAAAACGCCCTTTTGCAGCATAAGCACAGATACATCGGACTCTTCTTTTTGCATTGCCTTGATTGCCGCGTCTGTAATGATGTACTCAATCCAGCCCGAGATGCCAGAAGTAGTGATATCGGTGTCTTGCAGGAGCATTTCCATGCGAGGAATATACCAGATGCGGATAGGTTGATTAGCACTTGGGGCAGGGATAAACTCGATTTGATTGCCAACTAAGCGATATTGCATGTTAAATACGCCGTAGATGGTGGACTGCGTATTAGGATAGAAGTATTTGTTACGGTCAATGAAGTTGAACCGTTTTACCGTTACCCATCCGTTGTTAGGCTGCGCACTTTGGTTAAGCCCTAGGTCTACGCCTAGAAGCTTATAGAAGGCGGGAGCGGCACTGTAGTTAATCCCGTTGGGAAGGGGGTAGAACTGTGTGTTACCTACCGTGGTAAAGGTTAGTACGGGGGCTGCAAAGTATTCCTCCCCATACGCGGTGACCAGTAGGTCATATAGTTCAAAGAGGCTTTGGTTAATGTAGGTATTCCATTCGGCGGTGGACACAAACGGGCTGTTGACCCTGTCCGCACGTTGCTGGGCCTGAAGTCTAATCTGCGCTAGGGCCATTTCACCGTTGGGGGAGGGGATGACCGACTGAGGGAGCGTAAACGGGCTAGTGCCGTCTACGTTCGTAGCTGAGACCTTGTAAAAATATTGGGTACCAATGACTACCGTGGTGTCTAGGTACTGTTTAGCGGAAATAACGGCAACTACGGTATAATTGATCTGGTCAATGCTGCGGTTAATGTTATAGGAGGTAGCACTCAAGGCAAGATTGTAACTTACCAACACTTGATGGTTAGCTTGCTGTATGATCATATTGCTGGGGGTAGCCGGGATAGCCATATGCTCCTAAACACTAGGCTAGAGGGTTCTACTGTTTGAACGCACCCTCTAGCCTCTTGTGGTTACGCTGTTAAGGACTACTGGAGGCTGGAGTTGCTAAGAACGACTTCCAGGAACATTTGGGACCCATTAGCCGGGTCTCCAATTGCGCTAGAAAGCAAGCACTGAAAGTCTACGAACGCACCGAGTTGAGCGGAGGTAGTGCCCGGAGGCTGGTTCATGAGCATGTTTACGGACGAGCTAATAAGCTCGACCGCGTGAACATCGCTTGAGCCGATAAGGGACGCAGTGCCCGTACCAACTGAAACCGCCGCAGCTTTAAAAGACACTCCAGGGGCAGCAACAATGCCGCTGGGGAGACCTGCGGTGACCCAGTTGGCTTGCGAGGAGGTACCCATAGACACAATCTGGTAAACCGAACCGGGAGCGAGGGCAGTGGCGGCTACAGGAGAGCCCGAAAGGGGGGCCTGCATCGTAGCTTTAAACTGCAACAGTTTTGAAAAGTTATCTTGCAATTGCAAACGGTACTGGCCTGCCGCAAGGCGAGCAATGCTAGAAATACCATATCCGTTGCCTGGGGCAATAGAAGGGGCACCGGCAGCGCCGATAGCGATTTGACAGTCAAGAGAGACGGGCATTACATGCTGCGAGTAAAGACGAGAGTTGGGCCAGTTACGATTTGCCATTTTATAGATCCTTGGTTATTCCTGCTCTGGGGTCAACCGCTAGGCATGCAGGAGTAGCCTAGTCGGGCAAGGGTCCAAGGATATCTTAAACCTCTCTATAATGGATATAGTGCCCGCAAACAAAAACCCCTAAATGCGGTTTAAGCATCTAGGGGTTCTGAGTAGTGGCGGGGACTCTGTTATCGGCCTAAAGGCATGTTTCCGCCCTTGCCACTAACTACTTGTTTTTCTTGGGCATTACAGGAAAATCGCGTACCGGGCCTACTTGTTTGTTGTCCACGTACTTTACAGCTAAGGCGCCGTTTATTGTTAAATACTCCGTTCCAATTCCTAGGCGGTCTTTGAGGTTAAAGACTAGGCGGATAACATTGCTTTGGTCTCCAAACCGGGCTACATAATCAATCTTTTCTTGTTCAGTCATTTTTATCCCCAAAAACTTCGGCATAGTTAAGGCGTGCTTTTTCAATTTCATTATCGCTAGGGAAGTGCTTTAAAACCCAGTACGCTTGCTTGCGGATTGTTTTAGGTACTTTAGGGGTTACTTTTGGGTCTAAAAGAGACCTAAGAAACTCCCTTGTGTTGTGCACTGCTCTGCGGCGCTCGTCGGGCATAGTCATTATTATGCGCTCCTTTTTACTAATTTCATGGTGCCGCGCCTGAGATATCGCCGGACACTTGGGCGTTGTCGGACACTTGGGCGTTGCCGTACACACGGGCTTTGCTGGACACCCATGCGTAGCCGTACACTTGGGCGTTGCCGTACACACGGGCGTAGCCGTACACAAGGGCGTAGCCGTACACTTTGGCTTTGCCGGACACGTGTGCGTCGCCGTACACTTGGGCGTTGCCGGACACGTGGGCCTTGCCGTACACTCGGGCGTTGCCGGACACCCATGCGTTGCCGTACACTTGGGCGTTGCCGTACACTTGGGTGTTGTCGGTCACACGGGCGTTGTCATACACCCATGCATCACCAGTTACCTGAGCAGATTTACCAACAAATCCCCCTTTGTCTCCAACTTTAACCCCTCGGCTAGGGATATCCTCAATAGCTTCAATGCGGTAAATAGTTTCCCCGGAGGGGGTAATCCTGGTCTCGTTTGTAAATTTGAATTTCATATTTCACTCTTGCTCCTTGCCTGAGATATCGCCGTACACGCAGGCGTAGCCGGACACTTCGGCGTCGCCGTACACACGGGCGTAGCCGGACACAATGGCGTCGCCGGACACTTGGGCGATGCCGTACACGCGGGCGTTGCCGTACACACGGGCGGTGGATGACACTTGGGCGTTGCCGGACACCCATGCGTCGCCGTACACGCGGGCGTTGCCGTACACGTGGGCGTCGCCGTACACGTGGGCGTCGCCGGACACGCAGGCGTTGCCGGACACCCATGCGTCGCCGCACACAAGGGCGTTGCCGTACACTTGGGCGTTGCCGGACACAAGGGAGTCGCCGGACACTTGGGCGGTGGATGACACTTGGGCGTTGCCGGACACAAAGGCGTAGCCGTACACGTGGGC